ATTATTTGAAATTAATGAAACATATAATTTAAGACCTGATTTATTAGCATACGATTTATATAATGATGCTGATTTATGGTGGGTTTTTGCACAACGTAATCCAAATACATTACCAGATCCATTATTTGATTTTAAACAAGGCACAAGTATTAGATTACCGCAATTAACGGTATTAAAAGAAGCATTGGGATTCTAAAATGGATGTAAATGTTACACCAGGATTTCCATTAACGGGTATAGATAAAGAAGCAGCCGAAAAATCAATTGGTGATACTACCGGAATGAGTGATCAAGAAATAAAAGATGCTATTCTGAAATATATGGCTAATCGTCCGACAAATAGTGCAGGTCGAATAGTTCGTGATAAACAGCAAGGCAGAGTAGAATCATCAACCACACAAAATCCACAACCATTGGTTGAAGAATGGATGCAAGAAGCATATGGTGGGAGTGATGACTATTATAGTAATCTAACACAAAATACAAAAACAGGTAGATTAACACCGAATAATACACCATTGCCAATTAAAAACGATGCAGGATCTAATTTATCCGACACCAATGTGGATGGGCCTGGAACTAGTAATTTAGGAACTGGTATACAATCTAAAAGTAATAAAGAAGAAAATATAACAATTACCGATGGGGATAAAACTGATAGTAAAGTAAAAATTGCTTCTGAATTTAAACAAAATATTGAAACGAAAGAAAACCCATTTAAGAAATTTGGGTCATATACCTATTCAGTTAGTGTGTATATTTTAGGTCACCAAGAATATGCGGAAATGCTATCATCTGGTAAAAAATCAGTTAATGGATATACATTATTAATGCAAAGTGCAGGTATTAATAATGAAGCTACAATAGATAATAATGTACACCAATTTGCTAAACGAAGTAAGTTTTTTCCTTTAGATTTTTATATAGATGATATTGAATTTAAAGGATTAATTTCAGGACATAGTACACAATCACCGCATAATGAATTTGCATTGTCATTTAAAGTCACAGAACCAAATGGGTTGAGTTTTTTGGATAATTTGTATCATGCAATACAAGAATATAATGCTGATAAGAAAATAAGTAACCAAGAAATAAATTATGCTGCACAAAACTTCTTAATGGTGGTACGTTTTTATGGTTATGACCAAGAAGGCAATGCTGTTAGTGGTAAAGATTTGCAATTAAATAATAACACAAGTGATACAAATGCTGTATCTGAAAAATGGATTCCATTTCAGTTTACAGGAATACAATTTGCTATACGTAATGAATTAGTTGAGTATAAGTGTGAAGCAGTATGTCCACAATCACAAATACCATATGACGTAAATGCTAAATTGCCATTTAATGTTGAATTAAGTGGGCAAACATTAACTGAGTTGTTAAAAGGTAAGCCAACTATAGAACCAGAGAATTATGCGTATGATGCAGATGCTGAAACTAATTTATTAGATGAAGCATATGAAACTAATCCAATCAACCCTACTTTAACTACAGGGTTAATCGAAGCTATCAATAATCATCAAATTAAATTGGCAACACCCAAAAATCAAGGCGGCGAAGGAATATATGAATTTCCTAATGTGTATACACTAGAATTTGAAAAAGATAGTGGATTGGCTAGTGCTACGGTAGCATCAAGAACTAATGGTGGGGAATTTACTGACAAATCTAGGACAGCATTACATAATAGAAAAAAAGCACAAAATTATTTGAATAAACATCAAAGTGTAGATATTAATAATAAATTATTTGCTATTAATGCTGGAACACCAATATCTAAAATATTAGATTTAATGGTACGCACTAGTTCTTATATTACAGATCAAGCTAGTGTCGTATATGATGAAGTAAAAGGAACTTATAAACCTAAACAATCAGAAAAAATATTCCAATGGTATAAAATAAGAACACAAGTTAAACCGTATGTATATGATAAAAAACGAGGTGATTATGCTTATAAAGTATCTTATATAATATCTAGATATCAGGTGAATAATACAGAATCAGGATATTTTCCAATAGCTAATCAGTATCGTGGCGTTCATAAAGCATATGATTATTGGTTTACTGGCAAAAATACGGAAGTAATAGATTTTGAACAAGATTATAACTACTTGTATTTCCAAACAATGGGAAAATCTATGCTAAATCCACCACGTTTGCAACATAATGCAAGGAATGCTACTAAACGGTTTTATGAACCAGGAACAGCAGAATCATCGCATGGTACAAAGGGTGGCCGTGGTAATGCTAGTGCTAATGCTGCAAGTATATTATACAGTCCATCAGATACTGCAAAAGCTAAAATGACTATTTCTGGTGATCCTGATTGGTTTGCACAAAGTGAAGTATTTTATAGTCCAGGTAAAAGTATTACTGATGTTGGGTTAGGACCATGGATGCAAGACGGATCTGTAAATTATGATGCATCAGAAATATTGTTTAGTATAAATTATAATACCAATCAAGATTACAATTTGATGAATGGTATTGCTGAGGTAGGTAAAGACAATTATGGTAGAAATATTGGTAGTGGTATACCAGGAGAAAGCAGAATTAGTTTAGTATATCAAGCAACCACAATAACTACTAATCTAAGCAGTGGAAAGTTTACACAATCAATTGAAGGGGTGTTTAGACAGTTTCCACCAATTGAAACAATCGACCGCGAAAAAGAAGAAATTAGAATGTATGCTAAATTAGCAGCAGAACGTGATTTAATATCAGATGATGGTGGTTATACTGCTGGCGAATCGTTTGTATGGGAAGATAAAACATATGTTGTTCCAGAACCAGAGAGAGATGAATAATGCCTGATAATTTAGGGCAAATGGGTGGTAATAAACGATCACAAGGGTATCGTCTTGATGCTGGTGGTGTTGTTGCTGAAAGTGGTCCATTTATTGGGGAAGTAATGAATAATATTGATCCAACACATTCTGGTAGATTACAAGTTTATATTGAAACTTTTGGAAATGTAGATAAAAATGATTCTTCTGGATGGCGTACTGTAAGTTATATGACACCATTTTATGGTGAAACACAACATTCAGGCACAACAACAGGCACAGGCACAAGTCCAGGCAATAGTCATACATACGGTATGTGGTTTACACCACCAGATATTGGTGTAAAAGTAATGTGTTTCTTTATTAATGGGGATCCTAGTTATGGATATTATGTAGGATGTATACCTACTGATGGTATGAATAATATGATTCCAGCAATAGCTGATAATAAAACCGAAGTTAACAACGAAGATCAAGAAATATTTGAAGATCCTAAGTTTTATGAACAAGAAAAACCCACACACACATCAATTCAAGCAACAATGCATCAACAAGGGTTGGAAGATGATGATGTTCGTGGACCAATAACCTCATCTGCACAGCGAGAAAGTCCTAGCAATGTGTATGGTATTAGTACACCAGGAAGACCAGTTTATGCTGGTGGATATGATGATGGAACAATTAAACCACAATTAGAGTCTGGTGAATTAACAGATGAAGATGTGAAAGTTATTGGTAGACGTGGTGGACATTCATTTGTGATGGATGATGGTGATATTTCAGGAAACAGTCAACATATCCGTATTAGAACAAGTAAAGGACACCAAATTACAATGAGTGATGATGGTGATACTTTTTATATTACACACGCTAATGGTAAATCATGGATAGAAATGGGTTATGAAGGGACGGTTGATGTGTATAGTTCTAATAGTGTAAATGTCCGTACAGAAGGAAGTATTAATTTACATGCAGAAGATGACATTAATATGTATGCTGGTAGAAATTTTAATATAAAAGGCAATAAATCAGTAACTATTGAATCACCATTAAAAATTGGTGTTAAAAGTGATGGTACTATTGCTACTGTATCTGGTGGACAAACAACAACCAAAGCTGGTGGTAATTATGCTGTAGTAGCACCAAGAATTGATTGGCAAGATGCACCTACATTAGATGTTGCACCAATACCACCAACGAAGTATGCGGATGTAAAATATGATAAGAAATGGGTAGCAGATCCAGATAAAATTGATAGCATAGTAACTAGGGCACCAACACATGAACCATATGAAGGGCATGATGAAGGTATTGATGTTAGAAAACAATTTCCACAATCTGATATAAATGAAGAAATAGTAAATACAATAATAAACAACGGTAAAGTACCGCCACCAGAGTATTAATATGTATAAAGGTTTTAGCACAATAAACAAACACAAAAAATTCACATTGACGAATAAAGAAATAGTAGTTCGTAATTTATCAAATATGTTGAATATTAAAGAGGGTGAATTGCCTGGTAAACCAGAATATGGAACTACGGTATGGAATTACCTGTTCGAACCAAATACAGTTGATGTAGAACGTAGAGTTACAGCAGAAATTCAGCGATTGATAGATTCTGATCCTAGAATTGAGTTAGAAAACATAAATTATCATTCACAACATAATGGAATTGTATTATCGCTAGATGTAAGGATACTTCCTGGTGTTGATTCAGAACGGATTTTAGTATTATTTGATCAAGATTCTGGTGATGCGATAGTACGATAAATCATAATATACGCATATTATTTTTATAATAAATAACAATAATATGGCTACATCATCAAGACAATCCACAATATTTGGCATAGAAGATTGGAAAAGTATATACAAGACTTACAATCAAGCTGATTTTCAAAGTTATAATTTTGAAACTTTACGCAAGAGTTTCATAGATTATCTAAAACAACACCACCCAGAAAGTTTCAATGACTTTGTTGAAAGTTCAGAATTTATCGCATTGATAGATTTAATGGCTTTTATGGGTCAAGGCATTAGTTTTAGACAAGATCTTAATACAAGAGAAAACTTCTTAGATACAGCAGAACGAAGAGATAGTGTTGTAAAATTAGCTAATTTAGTTGGTTATGAACCAAAACGAAATCAAGCATCTTCTGGATACTTAAAAGTAACATCAATTAGTACCACAGAAAATATTTACGATTACAATAATAATAGTCTTAGTAATGTAAATGTAAGATGGAATGATAGAACAAATATTGATTGGCAAGAACAATTTAATACAATAATAAATGCTATTTTAGTAGATAGTCAAAAAGTTGGTGTTCCTGGTAGAACAGCAGATATATTAAATGTTAATACTAGTGAATATAGTATTAAGATACCAGATGGTGTATTACCAGTAGTTCCATTTAGTGCTACTGTAGATGGTGTTAGTATGAATTTTGAAGCAGTAAATGCTACTTCAGCAAATCAACCATATATCTATGAACCGGCACCAAAAGCAAATAATGAATTTAATTTATTATATCGTAATGATACATTAGGGTTTGCTAGTAAGAATACTGGATATTTCTTCCATTTTAAGCAAGGCACATTATCTAATAAAGATTTTACATTATCTGATCGTATTTCAAATAGACAGGTAGATATTGATGTAGAAGGTATCAATGGTGATGATGTTTGGTTATATGAGTTAAACACATTAGGTAATATAGCATATGAATGGTCTAGTGTAGAAAACATATATGCTACAAATAATTCACAAGATGAAGTTGGACAACGAAGATTATTCAGTATGTCTAATAGGGCAAATGATCAAATTACCCTGAATTTTGGTGATGGTGTATTTGGTAATATTCCAGTAGGAACATATAGAACAATGGTTCGTAGTTCGAATGGATTAGAATATATTATTAATGCTGAAGATATTTCTAGTGTTCAATTATCTGTGCCATATGTTAGTAGAACAAATAGGTTAGAAACAGCTACATTTACTGTTAGTTTAACTGAAAATATTAATAATTCAAGAACAAAAGAAAATTTAACGGATATTAAACGAAAAGCACCAGCTAAATTTTATACACAAAATAGAATGGTAAATGGTGAAGATTATAATAATTTTCCATATGCTACATTTAATAGTGTAATAAAAAGTAAGGCAATAAACAGAACAAATATAGGTGCTAGTAGGCATTTAGATTTAGTAGATCCTACGGGCAAGTATTCAAGTATTAATACATTCAATAGTGATGGGATGTTATACAAGGATACAGATGAAGAAACATTTACATTTACATTTGTAGATACAAATGATATTGAATCGGTGATTAGGAATCAAGTAGAACCTAAAATAGCACAACGAAATACAGTACATCATTATTATGAAAATTATCCATTATATTCGTTAACATCACCGGCTGTAGATGTTAAATGGCATTTCAGTACCACAAGTACAAATCAAACCACTGGATATTTTGAAGATTCTAGTAGTAATGCTTTACAGATTGGTGAATATACTACAAATAATTTAAAGTATTTCGTAAAAGGGTGTGTAATAAAATTTGAACCACCTACTGGATATTATTTCGATAAAAATAATAGATTACAAAGTGGTACACCAATATTAGATACAGATAAACTTGAAATATGGACAGGAATATCTAATGTATTATTAGATGGTACTAATTTTGGTACAGGAACCGATGCAGATGGTATTGGTGCAGTTACTTTAACAGATTATATTCCAACCAATGCAGTACCAACGCAAGTATATGCAGTATATAACACAGATTTAACTATTGAATTTGAACAAGCAATGTTAGGACAAATTGAATTATATCGCAATTTTGGTATCCAATATGATAATTCTACAAGTGAATGGAGTTTAGTTAGTGAAGCTAATTTAACAAGTAATAATTGGATTATGAAATTTGAAACTGTAAACAATATATACACAGTTACTACAAAAGTATTAAATTATTATTTTTCAAGTGTAAAAGAAACACGGTTCTTCTTTGGTAATAATAAAAAGATATATGATCCAAAAACAGGTAAAGTAATCAATGATTACATTAGTGTATTAAAAACAAATGCACAACCAGCAAGTAATTCAAGATTAACAAATGATGTTAAGATGGATATTGTAGGGCAACCTGTTGAGGTTGATGGGTATGCCGAAGATTATAAAGTACAAGTTAGTTTTTCAGACTTTGATGATGATAATGTAGCAGATAATCCAAGTTTCTTTAATACTGTAGTTACTAATGGAGTAGCTGATTTAACACAACAAAAAGTATTTTTTCAAACAGTAACAGATGGTGATAATTTACAGCGAAATATACCATTAGCTAGTGATGCTATTGTTAATACATCTGATTATGCTGTAAAAGCAGATATTGATGCAGATTTAGCATCATTTTCTGGTGGAGAAATAGTATATGCTTATACTGATGCTAAATTCTATCAGATTAATGCTACTGCTACAGCTTCTGCCGAAATCACAGGTTATATAGCAAAAACAGGCAGACAAGATTTACAATTCCAATATAAGCATAATAGTCCAGAAACAAGACGTATAAATCCAGGAATATCAAACATTATTGATATGTTCTTAGTAACATCTGCTTACTACACAGATTATACAAACTATATTAATGATACAACGAATACAATTGCTGAACCCGTAAAACCATCTATTGATGAATTAACGGTTGCTTATAATTCTTTAGAAGATTATAAGATGATTAGTGATAATATAGTAATGAATAGTGTTGACTTTAAACCATTATTTGGTGATAAAGCAGAAGGTGGATTGCAAGCTACTATTAAGGTAGTTAAGTTACAAGGTTCATTGGCTAGTAATAACGAAATTAAAAGTCGTGTTATTTCAGCGATGAACGAATACTTTGATATTAGTAATTGGGATTTTGGAGATACATTTTATTTTTCAGAATTAGCAGCATATTTACATGATAAGATAGGTGATGTTATTGGATCTGTAGTTATTACACCAAATGCAGCTGATGGTTCATTTGGAGATTTATATGAAATTAAATCAGCACCAAATGAAATATTTGTAAGTGCTGCTACTGTCAATGATGTTATGGTCATTGATGCATTAACATCAACACAATTGAATACATAATATGGCTAGAACAAGATCAGTTGATTTATTACCAGAAATATTTAAGACTAGTACTAATAAGAAATTTTTAAGTTCTACATTAGATCAATTAGTACAACAACCTAAATTAAAGCAGACCGAAGGATATGTTGGTAGGCGTGATAATGTAGTTGTTAATGAAGGTGATTATATTGTTGAACCATCAGTAAATAGGACAAATTATCAGTTAGAACCTGGAATTATATTTAAGAATACAGACGGTACAGTAGAAAATGCAATTACATATCCTGAAATAGTAGATTCATTAAAAGTAAATGGTGCTAAAGTAGATAGGCATGATAGATTATTTGATAATAATTTATATAGTTGGGATCCATTAATAGATTTTGATAAGTTTATTAATTATAACCAATATTATTGGTTGCCACAAGGACCAGATTCAGTAGATGTGTTTTCATCTATTGCTGCATTAACAGATGAATTTAATGTATCAAGAGATACATATAATAACGAAATATCATTAAGTGGTGTAGAAGGTAAAAATCCAACCATAACATTAGTTCGTGGTGGACAATATACATTTAACACAGATAATGTAAATCCATTTTATATACAAACACAACCAGGTGCAAATGGCACGTTGGCACAATCACCGAATATTAGTAACCGTGATATTTACGGTGTAGAATATAACGGTGGGTTATCAAATGATATAGTATTCAGTGTTCCAGAAGTAGATGCACAACAATTTTATTATGATTTAACAGACATTGGTAATGTAGATTTAGTAACACCATTAACATTTGATGAGATTAATTATCAATATGTTCGTACTTTGGGTAGCATAGATGGGATTACTGATTTACATAATAAAACTATTATTTTCACAACAACACAAGAAGGGTTAGCTGAAGATATTGGTTGGGAATATGAAGATCAATGGGACAATGATGCATGGGATGATGATGCATGGCAAGATAATACACCAATTACAGGTAAAGCAGATAGATATAGCATTTATCAAATAGAATTAGTATATAATGATGAAGGTGAAGATCCATATATTAAATTAAATAGAATTAATTCGGTTAATAATTTAGAAAAGTTCAGTATTGTGTATGGTGAAACATATAGTAATTGTTCATTTTATAAAAATGCGGAAGGATTTTTTGAAGAAATCCCGTTATTAACTGCGGCATATGATACATTATATTATCAAGACCCAAGCAATGAAAATATGTTTGGTATTATTAATATCGTGGATGCTGTAAGTGCTGAAACATTATATATTAGTGATATAGAAGAAAAAGAAACATACACAAGTGCTAATGGTGTTCAATTTACAAACGGATTAAAGGTGATATTCCGTGGTAATGTAAGTCCTGAAAGTTATCAAGATGAAGAATATTATATAGAAGGTGTTGGGGATTCAATAAAATTAATTCTGGTTAAAGATTTAATAACACCTGAGACATACACAAAAACACAAACATCACCCTTTGATTCAGAACCATTTGATAACATAGCATTTGATAGTGCAACAAATGCACCATTAGATTTGGATTATATATCAATTAATAGATCAGATTTAAGTCAAAATGCTTGGTCTAGAAGTAATAGGTGGTTCCACATAGATGTAATAGAAAAAACAGCAGAATATAATAATTCAACTGTTGTATTAGATAATGATTTTAGAGCTAAAAGACCTATTATTGAATTTAATGCTAATGTGCGATTATTTGATAATGGCACTGAAAGAAAAGCACCGATTAACGTTATTGACTTTACACAAACAGATGCTATGAGTAATGTTAATAATCAATCAATATATATTGTTGATGGTTATTCATTAAATTCAGGGGATCGTGTTATATTTGCTAATGATACTGATTTATTGGTTAAAAATAAAATATTTGTGGTTGATTTTATAGATCAAGATGATGACGGAAGTAAAGTAATACAACTATTGTTAGCTGATGATGGTGAAGTAAATGAAGATAATACCATCGTTTGTTTGTTCGGCACTACACAACAAGGTAAAACATATTATCATAATGGTGAAACATGGGAAGAAGCACAACAAAAAACATCAGTTAATCAATCTCCAATGTTTGATATGTATGATACCAATGGATATAGTTTAAGTAATACTTCAATATATCCTAACTCTACATTTACTGGTACTAAAATATTCAGTTATAAACAAGGAACTGGTGTAAATGATAGTGTATTAGGATTCCCATTATCATACTTGAATATTGATAATTTGGGTGATATTGTTTTTGAAAATAATATGCACACAGACACATATTCATATAATTCTACAGAATATAGTATAGATAGTAGCAGACCAAGAAAATACACAACAAGAACTGAATATAATTATAAAGTTGGTTGGACAAACTTTGTATGCGATAAAAATATAAGACAAAAATTTAATTTCATTTATAGCGGAGATTCTTTAAAAATAGATATTATTCCTAAAAATGATGTCAATGTGCCAGAAGTAAAAGTATTTGTGGGTGGGGA